ATCATTTGTATTCCTCCTGCCTATCAAAAAACTCAGTCATATAATTTTCATGTCCCCTTGCTATTTCTGCTGCAAGAATACGCATACCTAGGGCATTGGTAATAGAGTCCTCAATTGGAATAGCCTCAATAGCCCTTGCAATTTCTTCCCTTAATGTCATATCGTCTATACTCATAACTTAATTATACACTCTCCCAGCCTACTTGTCAAGATTTCTTTTTTAAATAAAAAAATATTATTCTAACATAGTCTTGATTTTTAAAAATTATTTCTGGTCTATAATGCAACTGATCTATTGGTGAAAATATTATAGCCTCATTATTGATTAGACTGTAGCATTCATCTTCTATACATAGGGGCCAGTCTATAGTAGAATCTAGGTGATAGTCAAAAGTTAAAGAATCGGAAGAATATCCTGGGTCTTTATGTTTAGGTAAATTAGGATTTATGTTGTGATTGTTATATTCAGAATAAGAAATATGCTCTAGGAAATATTCCTCTGAAAAGTGTGCTAAAACATTTGCCGCAATATCATCTCTAATAGTGTTACCAATATGCAAATCATCTCTTCCACGCTCTGGATCAGAATTTAACCAAATCTTATGGTAATTATCCTTTATTAGATCATTTAAATAAGAAATTTGTTGTTCTGAAAACACATTTTTAATAATTTTGTTTATTTCCATAGTACTTTCTATTGTAGCATATTTTTTGTTTTAAAGTATATAGCGTCAAGTATAATAGAGTAATGACCCTACTATACATCCTATACAGCCCAAGGCATAAGGCTATTAAGATAGGCATTTCAGATGTGTCTGGCAGAAGGTTTGCAAGCCACAGGCAAAAGGGCTGGGTTCTAATTAAATATTGGTGGTTTTCCGAACGGGACCAAGCAAGAGCCGTAGAAACCATAGTACTAAACACATTAAGGGAAAAGCATGGGCACTTCCTTGCTAAGTCTGACATGCCACAAGGTGGCTATACAGAGACATTTGATGCTTCTAAGATAACTAGGCGAGGTTTGATCCGTATGGTTAATAAGGCTATTTTGTGATATAATTTTAATTATGGATCAAGTAAAAGTATTTAAAAATTGTATAAGCAGCAATGATGCTCAGTCTATAATTGACTATATAAACAAAAACCAAAATTCTTTTTCCCATGGGCCAGAAAATCTGAGGTTTACAAAAAAGTTTGGAAGAGACAACGCAATTGCCAATAAAGGACAATCCCAAGAGGTTATTACTGGTATAGATGAGATAGAAGATAAAATAAAATTAGTTGTTGATCTTTTAATAAAATATACATCAGATAGTTTTCAAGAAAATAAAGATCTATATCTTGCATCACTCTGGTTAGCAAAACAAGTCTCTGGTGCTAGTTTTATTGGTCATTCCGACACGGGAGGCGGTAACTTACAGTTTGCATATACTGCTATCTTATACTTAAATACTACCAGCAAATCTAGCCCATTAGAATTTCCAAATCTTAATATTAATATTATGCCATCTGCTGGCGATTTAGTTATATTTAGGTCTGAGCAATTACACAAAGTAGAACTTATAAATGAAGATAGATATTCGATTGCTATTTGTTTTACTAAAGATAAAGAATATAATTTAAAGTTCGGCGCAAAATAGAAGTTATAAACCTCCCTATGCCCTAAACGGGCACTAATGGTTACTATCCTTGATTTGCCCATTTCCTCAAATTACATAGCCCATGTGCTGGTCTAACATTTTGCAAGGTGTCTGAGCCACCCTTTGCAATAGGAACAACATGATCGATATGCAAACCTTGCTCCCAGCCCTTGACCCCACATTTTCGGGGAGCCAGAAGATCAATGCCTAATCCACATAAGTAACATACATCCCCATAGTAAGCGATAACCTGGGACTCTTTATAGTGGTTCGTAATACTTGCTCTGCGTCTGCGATTCTTAGATCTTTCTCGTTCTCTTACCACATCAAGGTTTGAAGCACGATACTTAGCAGTTACATGGGCACGATTATTTGTCTGATATCGTAATCTATTATAGATACTGGATGCAGCCAAACACTCAACACATGGTTTAGTCTTATGGTTATGGTGTTTGCGATAACCAGCATAGGTTCCACAGTTAGGATATATCAGGATTTGACCAAACCTCAAAACATTTTGTACATTGTATCCCTGGCTCACGCATATACCATGTATGATCACATTCTATATCATCTAAAAGTTTTGCTTTCCATCCAGAAGGAGGAGGCCAACTCACTCCAAGAGATGCAAGGGAAGCCTTAGTCCATCCACCTTTAGGAGTCTTTAATGATTCTATCTTTGCTTCCATCTCTTGCCTTGTCACTAGTATCCACCAAGACATTCATTGCGTGTGTGAAACAATCTAATCTTTGTCATAATTTTGCGGGATGGAGCAGACATATTATCCTTACAAGCAAGACACTTATAAGACCATTCCCCAGTAAAGAAGTCATGAACATAGCCCTTAGCATTAGCGTATTTCTTGGCTACAAAGGTTTGAAATGGATCAGGAATCTCAAGATTAATCATTTTTATCCCAATATGCTTTACCAAAAGCGTCATAGTCGTCCCAGCCTTCATCTGACATATTTATCCTCATCTGATCTAAATCATTTTTCCACGCATCTAAGTCTAGGCTGTAGTAAGTGCCCCACCGCTCATAAGGTTTATTAAGATACTTCCACATTTTTGCGTGGTATTTATATCGTAACCCTAAGTTATCATCCTCATCTAAATCAACAGCCTTAATTAAATGATTACCAGCATAGCCTCCAAGGAAGTTGCCTATCCATCGTAATGGCCAGATCTTAGTTCTCTGTATTTTTGTTGAATGATTTATCATCTTTAGGAACCCACACTTTCTTTCCATTTTTCCATACAGGCCAATAACCCAAGGCTCTCCAGTCCATCTGTACTATTTTAGGCTCTTTCATTGCGATCCCAAACTAACTTGGCAAAACTCCTCCAAGACAACTTTTCTGAATCTAAAGCCTTCCAGTGCCTATGTGATTGAATATATACTGCTCCATATGCAAGGGCTGAGAATATAAACCCGTACTGTTTTGTAACAACAGCATAAACTATCCATAAGGTTTCATTAAATAGAAGAATGTACCAGCCAAGAAAATTTTTACGACCAACAAAAAATATACCTGAAACTCCTATGACAGCAAGCACCCACGAGGCATAGTTTTCCATAAATTGGTTCATATATTGATTGTATCAGAAATTGCGGGGAATGTCAAGAAAGGATCGCAATCCCTAGTAGTAATACACTAGGTATCTGATAGACAGGTAAGGCATATAAATGGTTCATCATCTTGTTTAAAATATAGTTGCTCACATTTAGTACAGGCTACCTTATAGCCCATAAACTTAGTGTATGATGACTCAAACCTGTCCATTGATCTATTATATCATTACTCAAAGTCTGTTTGTGTTTCAAAGATATCCACAGGCTGTCTATCATCATCCATAGCCCCACATACAGTACAGGTTACTTGACCATCAAGGTCTAGTTCATAGTCACAGCCATATTTTGTACATGTCATCTAATTAACCTCATAGTCTGGATGGTCTAATGGAGTAGGTGCAGTGATAAGACATCTACAAGATACACACTTGGCATCATCTAATAAATACCCTGCGATTTCATAGGTTTGTGGATCAAACTCTACAGTTAACCTTAAGAGTGTAGAGCCACAACAAGGACAGACAGGTGATGGTATGCCTCTGATATCTAACATATATACATCATATCACAGGGTTATCCACATGTCAATAAGGTGGTTTGGCATAGTTATCCACAGGTTTATCCACAGATTAATCTTACTGATTATCTTATTAGACACCCTAGAAGTGGAGTGAAGTGGAGGATAGTGGAGAATGGGGCGCTTTTAACGATGCGTTCGTAATGTCTTGGGGGCCCCAAACCTCATATACCAAACCCTCAAACCTCATAGCCCGATTTGGATGATACCACAGATATAATGGTTTGTCAAACCTTAAAACCCTATAAAAAAATCTCCCAAAACATGGGAGAAATTTGATCATATCGTAATCTTTTTTAAACAAACCTTTATGTTATTTAAAGAAAACCAGGATAAAAGGTTTGTTATTCTATAGGGGTTATTCGGTATCAGAGTTGAATTGTTTGTAGACTTTCCCTAACTCCCGCCCGATTTTGCGGGGCTTAAGAATCTCCTGATCTACCGCTGAAAAATCCGCGGGGGTAAAAGAGAAGAATCTATTAACAATAGGAATATGCTTAGTAACAGATACAAAACCATTCCATAGAGAATCACTAAAGGCTTGATAATCTTCTGGATTGTTTTTAGCATATTCTGCAAAGTGTCTAGGACTCATACATATATTATAACATGGTTTGGAGAAATAAAGGTTTGGATCGTAATGTTCTGGAGGGGGAAAGGTTTGGAGGTTCGTAATGTCTTTTGGCTATAAGGTTTGATGGTTTGTTATTCAATATGAATGCACGTGCCCTTTCGGGCCACAGTTACTCTTCTGTGAAGATATCTTCCAGTCGTGCAAAACCTTCATCTTCAATTCCCAAACCTTCAATAAACAAATCCCATGTCTCGTTTATGTATTGTTCAAGTGATGGTGTGTGGTTAATTATTCCTTCAGCAAAAGAGAATGCAAGTGGCAAACCTAAATCGCTATAAGCGAAGAAGTCTGTCCATTCGTCATCTTGTTTAAAATTAACCCATAGTTGTCCTAGGATTAAAGCCCTGCTATCAAAATCCGTTAATGGCATAATTTGTACCTTCCTTAGTTTCTTTGGCTGACTCTGCTATTGTCTGTAATCTATTATACACGACATAGGGCTGAGACTTTGCTAGGTATTCCCCGACTAATTCCAAATCAACTCGGAGGT